CACGCCTCATACATGCTATTAAAGTCAGCAGCACGTAATGCATCACATACGTGGTTCTTGCTCCGCTTGATAAAGGCGTCGTATTTTATATCAATCTCTGACTTCTCATGTTTCATTGTCAGCTCGCTGCAGTTGTGATACGTACCAGATTAGCAGGTATTCCAACAACAAATGCCTGGCGCGTTCTAATACGGAAGAAGTTTTGATCACTGGTAACACTGTACATGGTGGAATTGTAATACCTCATCTCAAGTCCAATTCTGGTACCATGCAAACAGTTGGTTAAGTTACCAAAAATAATAAATGGTGTCGCGGTGGCTGTCTCTGATAGTTGAGGCATTACTTCACTTAGCAACACTGGATATGAAAACGCCTTCATAGGTGGTCCAATGGCAGGGTCAAAGTAATAGGTACCCACAGCGTTTTTCTTGTCCACTAGTATGTCCCATACTGTTGGGTGCATCACGAAAACACCACCACGCCTTTGCTTTGCCTGAGTCAGCAGTGCTGTGGCACCGTGCAGGTCGTCCCACTCTATGCCGTCAAATGAAGTGCTGTCCATGTTGTATGATACGGTAGAAGTGTTATTAAGGGCGCCAACGCTGGGTGCAGAATCACTATTTAAAATCTGCTCCTCGATAACGTCCACAGCTAAAGCCTCAATTGCCTCTTCACGCATGATAGAGCCAATGTCAATAATTTGATCATCCATGAGTTCGTCAGTCACACTGAAATAACCAGCATAAGTTTCACACTCAAGGTCTTTATAACTGAAAGTTGGAATAACCTCAGTTTTATCGGTTGCCTCATTGGTTACGTGTGTGAAGGAAAACTCAGTGCCAGTGGTAGGATAACGCATTAACCTGCCAGGCATCGTAACGTTACGACACCTTGACACTACACCTGATCCACCAGCAAAAGGTGTTCTGAGTACTAAAGACTCATACAGTGTTTGTGGTAATAGATATTGACCACCTGTCCCCTCGGAGTCATCACCACTCAAAATTGTCCCCAGGTTTGCCTTCGTTCCAGGTGTCTGACTGTTGATATCAGTACCACCTGCTAAACGGTCAATGGGGTATATCTTCGCGTTAAGGTCTCCCTGCTCCCATTTACTACGCAAGGCTCCCATCTTGCCAAGCGTTACATCGTCACGCCTCATAACAGCACGCGCAAAGTGCCCCAACTGTTCTGATAGTACAGTGTCCGGCTCTGTTTCACGCCATGCACCTTTGTTTACTTGTACTATGCCTGAGAGCTGCTCATCGATGAGCTCAAACTTGCGGTCGGCACCATTGAGCCAACCCTGCAGTTTTTCACCATCATCGATTTCACCTGCCTCCACATAGTCGCCGTTTTTTGATAATATTTTACTCAATGTAGTTACCTCTAATATATAGGCCGTACATCTCAGTTTGATCTAAAGACTGTGGTTGGCCTTCCCGATCAGCACAGTTACCATAGGATGGTATAAATATACAACTTATTACACGGCGTTGTCAACTCTTATTGCACGGTGTATAGCAAATATTTTGTGTTATAAATAAGCCCCTCCATGTCCTCATAGCACAGAGGGGCTCGATAAACTGTACTCACACCCGTAATCGCTTCTCCTTTCCGGTTAACTCGCGCAACCGTTTATTAATTACACATTATCAAAAATGATATCCGGTGATGTAAATACATTTGCTGAAAAATCACTTGTATCAGATACCTGAACTCTGCCAGTTACGCCAAAGCCCTGATTAGTTGAATTAGCAAAGGTTGTTGATACTGAACCGCCACTTACTGCACTACTCGCAGGCACGCTACAATACTGGACGAAGTCAGCATCCGAGCTTGGATCGATGCGCCAGTACAGCGTGGCTCCATTTTCCATGCCCAAAGCGAATTGGTCTGATACATCGGCACTGATAGGATAGGTCGCCGTATCGGGTACTATCGTCACTGGCACATCGGGGCTTGTCCATCCTACCGTTGAATAGCTGCCCCGATAGTCTGGAATCTGTACAGCACCTTCCACTCATCCCAATATTTCAACTCCACTTGAAACATGATTTTCCCCTCCCTTCATTTTATTTCCACAGGCACTGATGAACCGTACACGCTGTACCCGTTGATGCGTACAATATTCACATCTGTGAAACCTTCACCTGCACCTAATGGCGCTACAAAGCATCTTGCCAGAATATTAAGCGATAAAAGTACAGCTATAATCGTTAATACAATTTTGATATATCGCATTTCTCTTGCCCCTTTCCAGTAATAGCGTTAATATTAGTACTATCTTAACAGGTTTTTAGTACATGTCAAGATAATTCGACATTATATTTGGAGGTATGCCATTGAGAAATGTTAAGCTAATTAGTTTGTACATCACACCTGAGTTGCTGCTTGAAATCGAGGAGTACCGCCACGACTTTCGCCACAAAACGAGGAACGGGGCGATTATTCATTTAATCGAGAAAGGGCTTAGTCAACCTGAGGTTAAAGTGCGTGAGGAACCCCGTGGTTGAACGCTACAGCTTTTTAAGTGTATATGTACCCCTCCGTATGCGTTAAAATGTCAATAAAAAAACTTCAAAAAAAGTGAAGAAAAGACTTGACACAATGACGTAAATATGTCATAATAGGGGTATGACAAAGATAGATGAAATTGTAATTGATGGTCAATGGTTTCGGCGGGTTATTTATCCGGATGGAACAGGTCGAATAATGACTGAAGAGAAATATGATGAGCTATGCTACAAGTTTCCACATTATACCCCGATTTATGTACTTCGACATTTTGGTAAAAAATACAAAGGAGAGAGAGAATGAAATTACCTAAAAACCTTGAGAAATATGTTGATGAGATTATTGACGAAACGGGTGAGGATAACGGTTACTGGATTTATCTCAAGTATGGGTTCAAGTGTTGGCTTGGGGCTTCAGATCACATCATCCACGAGGACACGGTAAAGGAGTGTGTCGATTATCTGAGGGATGTTGAGCCGTGTGATTGTAAGGAATGCACAGAATATTTAAAAGGAGAGAAATAATGAATGATACCGACCGCCGTTTAACCGTTAGACTCAGCAGCACTGACCACGACAAGCTGAGAAAAATAGCATTTGAAAAGTACACGCCCGTGAACAAGCTAATCATCGAAGCAGTAAAGGCATATTTAAAGGGGAAAAAATGAGCAGTCACACCCTCTTGAATCCATTAAATACTCGATCTATACTTTCCTGATCGGGTCCACCTGACCCACCACCTACAAAGAATTGTACCACTGGTGCCTGCCTGACAAACCACGTTACGAGGCAACAACTGAGAATTAGATCGTCATGGTCTGATTGACGAACCGTGTCATAGGTATCACGCCCTGACTGACTCAGCTTGTACTTGAATGATTGCACTTCTTGGACAAGCTTCTTTGAGTACCGTAATCGCTTACGTATCAGAACTTCACCTGCCTGTAACCCTACCTTAAACGCGGTAACCAAGTCCCTCTTCGGCACGCCGTATCCATCCCATTCGTTGCCTGTAACGCTGTCCCCACCTGTTATCGTTATTGGAATTACATCTATACCCCTGTCTTGCATCATATCTATAATAGGTCGACCTACACCAGATTGATCAGCAATAACACGTATACCCTTGAACTTGTCCTTCATTGTTAGCTTGTGTATATAGTCTACGATTTCCGGATACTCTGTACCCAGGGGGATCCGCTCCAGGTGCCCAATATCTATTTTCTTCTCATCGGCAGTCGCTATACATACAGCCGTGTAGTCATGTGTCTGCCCCAAGTCTAAGCCAATATAGTACTGTCCCATTCTTCATCACCTCCGCTGTAGTATTCATCATCCCCAAGGAATGCTGGTATATCATCGGTAAGGGCACGCTCTATTAGATCCTGTGCTATCACCTGTCCAGTGGTTGCCACAAACTGGCAGTAATACTCCTGGAGGTACCACAACTTGCCCAGGTTATCCAGCTCTTCTTTTAGAAAATCCTCATCTATTCTGTCAATGTCATCTGCTGTAACTGATACCTTTTCCCATTCCGGACTATCACCTGACCATATATCGAAAAAGTGGCCGCGGCGACCAAATGGAGTTGATAGGAGTATCAGGCTTCCCTTACTGACTGCCAACATAGGGCGACAACTGAAATATAATGAATCTGGAACTCGTGAACTCTCATCCTCAATTATCAAGTCAACACCGCTATAACCACGTACACGCTCTTCCTTTGCCGGTAATGACACTATGCGACTTCCATTGGCATAGGTGACGCTTAACCGATTATCCTCCATTTTCCTAGGTGGTGGTGATATCTTAGCACTCATCGATGTAACATTCCTGAATGTCTCAGAACTCTGTCTAATTGAAGGTGCAAGTATCAGTACGAGACTGTCAGGCACGAATAGCGCAACGTGAAGGGCTTTTAAACTGGCTATTAAGGATTTACCCGATTGTCTAGCACAATTCAAGATTAAGCGTTTATGCTGGTACTGGAGTACTTTCCTTTGCCACTCATCCGGTACTATACCGAGTACCTCTTCAGCAAATACCGCAGCGTCAGTTGCAACCTTTATATCATTCAGTAACGTCTGAGACATTAGAACCCCCAATATCATCGATTGCTGTGGTGAATGCTTCTAATGCGTCAGGGTAAGGTCGAAGTGCTGTGACTACTGCACCTCGTATCTGGATCCACTGTGGGTTAAGGTGTATACTCACTGTCCTGGTGCGCACATCACCTGATATCTTACCGAGTAGCTCCAGTACACCGCGTATCTCTCTTACTGCACTAATAGCTACACTTAGATGATTGGCTTTCTCTGCTTTGTTAAGTATTCCATACGCTCTTTCCTTCAATGTGGTGATTTCATCGCATAGTGTATCTGTATCGGCTACTGTAGCCAGCTTCGTAGTAACTGGTAGTACCTGTCCCATGTGGTGCTTGTGTGACTGTACAGGGCTTACGCTGAAGCCATATTTAGCGCCTATAGCCCTGTATGAGAGCTTTCCTTCGCTAATATCGTGCTCTATTTGGGATCTATTATCGTGGAAACATATCTGGCATTTACGAGGCATAATTCCTTCTCTATTATAGTGTTATGTGATGTACCATAATCTACTATATGGTACATTCACGCTTATTTACCCCTCTTGTGTGGTACGTTACAAGGAAATGAAATAATAGTAGTTGCGCAACCACTTAAATACTTTATTGCAGCTGCGCCTGTCATGCTACTGTTGCTATCCCTCTATTTTGCATGTACTATGTCAATAAAACACCGTATTTAATGACAGATGACACTAGATGACAGGTTTACCCTAGGTTAACCCATAGGAGAAATTAGAATAAAAGGAAGTGAAAACGTTGCTGTCAGTGTCATAGTGTCATTATTAGCTACTTCTAGCGTGCTCACACATCCAACATTCAGTTGGTCTATCATAATCATTGGCTATATGGTCGAACTCTACAAGCCGTTTGTGCACCATGTTATTCCCATGATATGTGCACAGATTAACCCCCCCACCACGGCCTGCGGTGAGAGGGTATTGGCTCTGTGAAAATACTCGATCAGTAGTACGATCACGGTACCATCGAAATGTATGGTGATCGCGCTCTTGCCACTCTGTTTTTCTGTGTCTCTGTGTTTTCATACGTCTACCCCAGCGGTTTGGTCTAGCTCTTTGGCTAAGGGTCCACGCCCGTCTTCCCTTTCCACAATGTAGTCGAAGTATTTCTTACCTGGAGCCTTTCCAAGATACTTAACACCCACTACATCGTCCCGCATAACACCCAACCGCTCAAACTCACTTTTAAGTACAGCTTTGAGCCAAAAGCTTGTGGGGCCTGTCTCCTCGTCGTCAATAGTGGCCAGTTTTGCTTCTCTGTCACTAAATTTTACATCGGTAATACTAAGGAGCTTACCGTACAGCACATCGCCAATATCAGGCGCCCACGTTTCGTTACTCTTCTCTGCTTTGGTAATCGAATCTCTAGACATATACTTACCCTCCTGAATCAAGATTTTTCATAAGGCCCATATAGTAGCGGCCGTCTGATGCGTGTTTATAACGAATACCATGCTCCTCAAGTTCTCCTTTGAGCTTACCAGCAGATACGGGCTTCTCTCCTTCATCTTCGCACCATGTTTGATAATCATGGTAGACGTCAGAAGATCTCATCTTACTGGCCACATCGAGCAAATAGTACGCATCAATGAAAGATCTTATAATGTCCATGTCAGTACGGTAAACCTTTGTAGCAAGTTCTACCTCTGAGCAATTACCTAATCCCTCCTCTTTAAATCGCTGGTACCCTGCTACTGCCCAGTTAAGTATGCCAGGCAATTCAGCGCGTAACTTGTCACCCAGGTATAAATCAACTTCATGGTCGCGTATGCGGATAGTGAAAGGTATTAATTTAATCCTGTCCCATATCGCGTCATCCACACCGCGTATTGTCGGCTTATGATTAGTGCATAACCAAATCTTGAACTCAGGCTCAAAGGTGAAATATTCCGCTCGCATGAATCGTGCACTGATAGGATCACCACCGGTCATTTGTTTGACTTTGCCTTCGTTCAACCACATACCCTTGCCGCTCTCATAGGCAGTGACGAAGCGTACACCTTTGAGTGCTGCCAAATCATTTGGAATTCCTGAGCCTGAGTCGCCCCATTTACGCATGAGGGTTTCCACGGGTGTGGTACACGCGTAATCCTTTAAAAGATGCTGAATCGTGGAGAGGAAGGTGCTCTTCCCGTTTCTGCCTGTACCATAGAGGATGAAGAAAGCCCTGGCGCTAATGTCACCTGAAATGGAATAACCCACAGCTTTCTGTAAAAAATCTACTGTGGCTTCGTCGGGCAGTACTTCGTGTAAGAATTGTATCCACCGTGGCGCCTCCCAATTCTCCAGGCTAGTTACGCTGGTAGTTTTCGTAATATAGTCAACCTGCTCATGGTCTCGCACGATACCCTGCTCCAGGTGTAGCGTGCCATTTTCAAGGTTAAGGAGATCGATGTCCCTGTCGAGCTCGTCCTGCAGAATGGGTATTCCTTCCATGTACCGTGCCATTGAAACCATCGCCATGACTTTGAAGTGTGCCTGTGAAGCCAGCGCCCATTTCAAGAGAGCCGTCCGCTCTCGGCCTGGCTCCATAGCACCAGCTTCATATATCATATTAGAGATGGTGCGTTGTGCCGCAGTGTAAATCTTACCGCGTGCATCACGCTCCCAATACTTACCATTCCACACTAACCAGGTGTTAAAGTCAGGACACCACCTTACAGCCTGACCGTATAATTTAATCAAGCGTGAAGCGTTGCCCAGGTCGGTGTGTTGTGGATTCTCTAAAAGGTCCTGTAGCTCATCACAACCGTCTGGACCAGGCTTAAAAGGTATTTGACTTCCAATACGGGGTGGGGGTATATTGGTATTAGACATATACGCAACTCCTAGTACGAAAAGAGGCACCTACTATGCAGGTGCTTTTTTTCGTTATTTGCTGTTAACTTTTTCTGCATACTCATCAAGTAACTTTTTGATATGCTCTTCCTGTCCACGTTGTAACTTTATCGCTTCAATTTTGAGCGTGTCCTTCGTGGTGCGTTTCACATCACGCAAATGTAAATCGTTCATGTTATCTTACCTCCAACTCTTCAAAACTTAGTGTATCGTGGCTGTATATATCGAGTGTGGTAGAGGCGTGAGTGTGCCCCATGTACCGACCTACAGCACTGTAACTCTGCCCTTCTCCTATATGCAATGTTGCAAAATAGTGTCGCCAACGATGAGCGCTATATTCCACACCTAATATTTTCAGCGTGTGCAGCTTAATGCGTGCGCTCATGCTGGATCTGCTGTACTGCTTTCCCGTGTGCTCAAATAACCACTTCTTACCTTTGAAATGTGCCTTGAGCTCATCCAGGAGTTTCATGGAAATCTTGATCTTGCGCTCCTTGAATCGCTTACCCCTGATAGTGATAGTAGCAAACTTGTGGTTGGTTTTCACATCACTAAGCAGCACACCTAATGCCTCACTGATACGACAACCAGTATAGCCCAGGAAAGTTACTACTAATTTCACAGTGATATCGGGACACTCTGCTATAAACTTTTCATATTGCTCTAAGGTGGGGATGGTGTCGCGGTCAACAGTCCTTTCACGTTTCATCGGTTTTTGTTCATCTAAAAACTTACAGATGTTAATGTACTTCTCTCTCGTTAAACCCCGATCCTCCATGAAGAATCGCTTGATAATATTCTTCATGCTGCTGACTCTGCTGTTGTAGGTACTTGCACTAATACCACTGTCGTGAATCTCCTGTTGTAGCACTGAGATGTAACTTTCCACACTTGCATCTGACACAGGCAATTTGTTTTCTCTCAGAAAATTAACGAATGCCTGCGCTGAATAACCGTACGTCCCCTTGTGTCTCTCCAACTGCTGATACTGGTCTACCATCTCCTTTGTAATCATTGTCCCTCATCCTTTCTTAAATAAGATTGCAACGGGCTGCAATTTGTCGATTAGGAGGGCAGCCCGCCAGATAAAACATCAAAAAATGAAGGTCGGAGTGGACGAGACTCCGCCCGAAAAGCTCAATTCCTAATCTTGTACTTCTTCCTAAAATCTTCATAATCTGCGCGATACTTTGCCTTCAGTTTAGCGGCACGTTCAGGGTGCTCCAGCTCCCACCTATGCCAGAATGCATTGGAGGCTTCAATAACAGCATTGTCTGCAGATGTGCCGTAACACGCCTCATACATGCTATTAAAGTCAGCAGCACGTAATGCATCACATACGTGGTTCTTGCTCCGCTTGATAAAGGCGTCGTATTTTATATCAATCTCTGACTTCTCATGTTTCATTGTCAGCTCGC